GTCTGGACGTCACTGACCACTGCCGGCGCGAGCACTTCGCGCGTCGAGCCGGTGTTCCTGTGCGGCCAGCAGGCGGCTGTCCTCGGCTGGGGGCAGATGGCCAAGCCGACCTTCCGCAAGGAAGACGACTATGGCTTCATCACCGGCACCGGCACCGAAATGGCCTATGGCGCCGCCAAGATGTTCAAGAAGCACCCGATGGATGGCAGCGCCCTTAAGCAGTGGGGCCTTGTCACCGCCTTTGTGTCGGCTCCGCTCGACGTCTGATCCTCATAGGGCGGCTTACGGGCCGCCCATTTCCCCTCAATCACAAGGAATATCATCATGGGCCTTCAGCAAGGCGTACCGGCGCGCGATGCCGGCACTCAGCAGGTTCATTTCCTGCGCAAGCGCATTACCTTTGACGGCAGCGGCGCCAATGCCGTTCCCGCGTCGGCTGCGTTCAACATCGGCACGATCCCGGCCAATTCGATCATCCTGCTCCCGCTCTCGGGTGTGGACGTCAACACGGTGTTCAATGCCGGCACCAACAACCGGCTGAACATCGGCATCTCCGGCACCGCAGCCAAGTACGCGGCGAACCTTTCGCTGCTGACCGCAGGCTTCGTTCCCATGGCGGTTGCCGTCGGCCATCGTGTCGCGGTTGACACGCCCATCCTGGTCACACCGGACGTCACCGGCACCGCCGCCACAACCGGCGATGTCGACGTGGTGATCGCCTACATCCCGTACAACTGAGGGCAATGCGATGGCGAAAGTCACCTACAACCCGTCTAAAGACCCCGCTGACGCAATGCCCGACGATACGGAGGCCTACGGCCTGTCGTTCAAGAAGGGCAACGCGGTCGATGTCACTGACGCGAAGATCCTGGCCAAGCTTTCGGGCAACCAGTTCTTTGAAGTCGATGACAAAGACGCCAAGCGGCCGATGTAAGATCGAAGGTCGCTCAGCATGAAAAGCCGCGAACAGCTCGTCACCCGCGCCCTGCAGAAGCTGAAGGTGCTTGCCGCTGGGCAGCCACCATCGGCGGAAGACTATCAGGTCGTGGACGACGATCTTGTCCCGGTGCTGAGCGACCTTTCCACCCGGAATATCTATCCGTTCGGCAACCCCGATCAGATCGAGGACAATGCGTTCGTGCATCTGGCCGACATCTTGGCCAACTCGGTCGCCGCCGACTTCGGGCGGGACCAGAACGATACCGTGCGTTTGGCTGCTGAGGCCCGGTTGCGAGAATTGACCGCACAGACGCTCTCTGGCCAGGCGCTGCAGGTCGATTATTTCTGATGCAGATCGTCTTTCCGACCTCAACCGCGCCGTCCGTCAACCCGACGGAGAACGGCGGCCGGCTGATCAACTGCTATGCCGAGAAGACCCCGGATGGCGGCCGCAGCCAGGTCCTGTATCGCAGGGCGCCGGGTTGCGACTTCGCATTCATCACAGGCACGGCCGACTGGCGCGGCGCACTGCTGGACGGGACGGTCCTTTATGTCGCCAACGGTACGAAGGTCTACACGGTGACCAAGGCGGCCGGCGTTTACACAGTGACGGCCCTTGGCGGCACGCTTGGCGGCTCAGGCCGGGTGTTCATGGAACACAACATGCGCTCGCCAACGCATCAGATCCTCATCTGGACGTCTGGAGGCCTCTATCAGGTTTCCGGCAGTTCGATTGTGGCCTTTTCCGACGCCGACCTGCCGTCCACCAATTCGCTGTCCTATCAGGACGGCTATTTCTTCCACACCACGGCCTCGGGGCAGTCCTACGCGTCGGACCTGAACGACACCAACGTCAATTCCAACAGCTTCGTCACGGCGGAATCTCAGGTCGATGGCTTGGTGCGCGGCATCCCAATCCGGCGCGACCAGGCGCTGATGGGCGATACCTCGACCGAGTTCTGGTCGAACGCCGGCAATGCGACCGGCTATCCCTTCTCTCGCGGCCCTGTCATCCCTTACGGCCTGTGGGGGCCGTTTGCGGTTGCTGGGCACGAACCTGGCTTCCCTGGCCCCGTCGTGTTTGTCGCCAATGATGGCGTGACATACCGGCTCGACGGCTATCAGGTGGCGCGCGTTTCCACCCCGCATCTGGACCGGCTTGTCGCGGCCATCACCGATCGCACAACGCTTCGCGCCAGTGTCCATATCTGCGCCGGCCATTCCTTCTGGGTGCTGAAGTGCGATGACTGGACCTGGGTCTATGACCTGTCCACCGGTGAATGGCATGAACGGCAGACCTTGGGCCGCAACACATGGCGGATGGAAGGCGGCATCAACGCCTTCTCCGAATGGCTGGTATTCGACGGCGCCAGCGCCTACCGGATGAACGAACGCTCCCAGCTTGAGGCCGGTGAACAACTGGTCTGGGAACTGTGGTCCACGCAAATGCACAATTTCCCGGCCCGAACGGCTGTGGACAAGGCTGCTTTCGACTTCGTGCGAGGTGTCGGCATCGACCGCGGTATCTCGCCGATCCAGACCACGCCCAAGGTTTCCATCGCGTGGTCAAATGATGGTGGCGTGACGTTCGGCAATGCTCTCCTGCGCGACCTGGGCACCCAGGGCCAGCAAAAAGTGCGCTGCGAGGTTAACCGAACCGGCCTGACTGGTGACATCGGCCGGCAATGGAAGCTGAAGATTGCCGACCCGGTTGAGGCGTCCCTGCTTGGCGGATCGATGTTCGGCGAGGCGCGTGCGGCATGACGATCGACAGCCCGCCGCCTCTGCTCGATGTCAACGCGAAGTGGTTTCAACAGGACGGGCGGCCAACCCCGGAATTCTACCAGTACATGCGAGCGCTCGATATCGTCGCTCGAGCAACGGTTTCCGTGGTCAACATCCCAGACGCGCCGCTGCCGGATGAAGTCTGGAACGAGTATTTCGAGGCCGCCGCTTCGGATGAAGTGATAGCGCTCACAACCGGAACAAGCAAAGTCACGTTTCGCCTGCCGTGGACCGGGACGGGATTGGCCGTCTATGCTTCCCTGGCAACCGCTCAAACATCCGGTTCAATCTTCACCGTCGATATCAACAAGGGCGGGTCAACGATCCTCTCTACGAAGATCACGATTGACAACACCGAAAAGACATCGGCCACAGCGGCAACGCCTCCGGTAATTTCTAACACGGCGTGGACCGTTGACGACGAATTCACGGTCGATATCGATCAGCTCGGTGATGGGACGGCCAAGGGGTTGAAGGTTCTGCTGGTAGGGCGCCGGCCGCCGCCATGATGATTGTTGATCCCTATCGGTTCGCAGGGTCGAACCCGGCATCGATAGCTTACCAGGCAGCTTACACGCCAACTATCGCAGGGACCACTGCAACTCAGACGGGCGTCAGTTTCGGCGCCGTGGCGGCGGTGCCAACCAGCCGATTGATCATCGTCGCGGTTCAATGGAACGCCACGGTTTCGGGCAGCACCATCAGTTCAGCCACAATCGGCGGCGTAACTGCGGTGATCGCAGTGCAAGGCGCCAGTCTCGGGACCGGGCCTTACCAATTCCCGGCGTTCATTGCGGCCATTGTGCCATCCGGGACGAGTGGCACGGTTGTTGTCAATTTCGGTGGCGGTGGGTCTGTCTCGGCTTATTTCAACGTCTGGCGGGCAGAGAACGTCCAAAGCGCAACGCCTTTTGGAACAGGCTCCACGACATCTACCACCACTCCGGTAACGACCACATGCAACGTCCAGGTCGGTGGCGTTGCCATCACCCACGAAAACACGTTGCTTGCCGCCTCGCCGTTTACCATAGCTGGCATGACAAAAAACTACGATTTGGCATCGGTGCCGGGAGTTATCTCCGGGTCGGTAACTGGCGGTTCTGCCCTGACACCATCAGCCATCACAGGGGCATCGTTTCAGATATCTGATGCTGGCGGCACAGCCGGCGGGCCGTTCCGCTCCATGATCGTCGCATCCTTCCGATAAGGAACCTCTCCCATGTTCGGATCACTCCTCGGCGGCCTTCTGGGCGGCGTGGGCAGTCTATTTGGTGGCGATGCTACCAAGAAAGCTGCCGCTGCCAACCGCGATCAGATCAACAAGTATCTGCAGCAGGGCACCGCCGCGATCGACACCGGTCAACAGCAGGCGACTGGATACCTTGGGCAGGTCGGGGACCTGTGGAAAGGCCTTGCCAATGAGAGCGGCGGCCTGTCTGGGCTGAACCTCTACGGCGATGCCCTTGGGGTGAATGGCGCGGATGGCGCGGCGCGCGCCCAGAGTGCTTTCCAGGTTGATCCTGGCTATCAGTTCCAGCAGCAGCAGGGCATCGACGCGCTGAACCGCAGCGCGGCAGCGCGAGGCCAGTTGAACAGCGGTCAGACAGGGCTCGACACGCTCACCTTCTCGCAAGGGCTGGCGAACAACTCGTATCAGCAGTGGCTGCAGAACCTGAGCGGCTTCAGCGGCCAGCAGGGCAACATCTACACCGGCGCCACGACGGGTCAGGCCGGCGCCCTGACTGATCTGGCCAGCAACGCGACCAATGCGGCACAGCAGAAAGTTGACCTGTTCGGCAACGCCACGAATGGCCTCATGGGCGCCAACAACCAGAAGGCGGCCGGAACGCAGCAGCAGTTGAGCGGCCTCGGCGGCGATCAACTATCCCTCCATCCCGAACTTCTATGACCCGGAAGCGGTCATGCAGGCGACAGATCGCGGCTATAAGGCTGGGAAAGACTGGCGCGACGAGAAGAACGCACAGTCTGCATTCGGCCAGTATCTGGCCAGCCTTTATGGCCAGCAGCCCGCACAGGCGACCCCACAGGGCGCCTCGCCCCAGCCGGCGCAGTTCGGAGTATCCGCACCTGTCGGCGCCGTCCAGCGGGCTCCGCTTGGCGCGCCTGATCCGGCAACGGCTCGTGTCGACCAGGCATTCGCTGCCCAAGGCCAAACCAGCGCGAACAGCCTCAGCGGCAACCAGATCGCCGGCCGGTTCCTGAAGACCGTCAAGGATGGCGGGCTCAACAATCCGTTCGCGCTCGCCGCGGTGGCCGCCA